CATCATCGCTGATGCCCTCTGGTCCGATCTCTGAACCGTCCACTGGGGGGTCACTGATCCCCCTTCCGACATGGTACAATTATCAAGCAACCGACCACCGCCTCCAATGCTGATCTCCGAAGCGATCCTCCAACTGGCTCCCTATGGGGTGGAGCGGATCGACCGCATCCCCAACGATTCCTGTCAGGTCTGGCGCGTCACTCAGAACGGCGCAGAGTACATCTACGCTGCCGCCCTGGAGCGGGTGGTGTGGGCCCTGACCCCTGAGGAAGATTGGGAGGGGTGACCCCCCTTCCGACATGGTACAATTATCAAGCAACCGACCCCGGACCAATGTTCACCACCCTGATCCGAACCGCCATCCGCTCCGCGCTGATCCAGCACGGCCCCCTGACCTGCTCCGACCTGGTGCGCTCTCTGGGTCTTGACCCCAGGCGCCACAAGGGCACCATCCATGCCATCATGGTTGACCTGGAGCAGGAAGGAACCCTGATCGCCACCCGGACCGCCAACGGTCGCCGCAACCGCTGGATTATTGTCCCCAGTGCCATCCGGAAGCGGGACCGCCTGGCCGCGGCGCTGACCGCCTGATCCGATCCGCAGGGGGTCGCAACCGACCCCCGACATGGTACAATTAACAAGCAACCGACCCACCGGACCTCATGACCACCGCAACCGCTCCGATCTTCCGCTCCTTCACCGCCGAACAGTCCAGTGCCATCGCCAACATTGAGATCGACGGCACCGCTGTTGAGATCATCTTCCAGAGCAACACCGACCGGGCATACGGGTTCAATGCCTCTGATGCCTTCGCCACTCACCTGGCAGAAGTAATCTCCTCCCCCGACCTGCTGGGTCTGTCGCTGGGTCGCCTGATCAATGATGCCCGCCGCAATGGCGACCTGGAGCAGATCCCCCAACCTGAAGGACTCTGATTCTCAAGGGGGCGGGCAACCGCTCCCTTTCATGGTACAATTAACAAGCAACCGACCCCACAGACCGATGATCCTCTCCCAAGCATCCGACCTGCAGACCCGCCAGATCATCTGGGTTTCACGCAAGGTCAACGGCGACCAGGCCAACTCCCACACCCGTCCCGGTCGCACGGTTGACGGTCTGAGTGCGGCAGACTGGGCAGGTCTGAGTGCTCATGCCTATCGTGAAGATGTCGCCGCTCAATGATACAAACCGGGGCACACAGTTTGTTATACTTTGTGCCCCATCTTTGACTGTTCAGAACATCTTATCAGTCATTCGTTCGTGATCAGCAGTTCTTATGTGTTTTTATGTTACCGGGCGGGGGGCCGTTATTAAAACCCAACACTACCCTAACCTACAAAAGTAAATATAAGGTCAGCTTTTCTTCACTTATAAAAAAATTTTCCAAGGTCAAGAAGTAAATATAAGGTCAGTGTTTCTTCATTAATAAAAAAATTTTCCCGAAAAAAATAAGATCCTATATAAAGTTAAAAACAATATTTGTGAGTAAAAAAATGAAAAAAAATTCCGGAGAAAATTTTCAGACCGTACAAGTCGATCCAATAACTGGAGACTATTATATCACAATTCCTGAATGGGTCACAAACGATCTTTCATGGTACGAAGATACTGAAGTCCTTTTATCAATTGAAGGAGGAGATCTTATAATCTCCGAAAAATCCTCTGATTGACAATTGATACATAATACTGTATGATATTGAAGTAAATTTATCGTCTTTATGAATTTAATAGATAGATTTTACAATTACTTACCGGACGTTCTTGATGAAAATAAATGTTGGGAATGGAAGGGGGCAATTGATGCTTATGGGTATGGATCATTTTCTTTAAATAAAAAAACATATAAATCTCACAGACTAATGTATGAGATTTATTATTCTAAACCACTAAAAGATTTACATTGTCTCCATAAATGCGATAATCCATCCTGCGTAAATCCATTACATTTATTTGCAGGAACGAACTACGACAATATGAGAGATAAAGTAATCAAAGGAAGATGCTATACTGGGCATCAAAAAGGTGAACATAATGGTGCATCTAAATTAAAAGATAATGATGTAATTCAAATCAGAGAATTGTATAATATTCAAAATTATACAACTATTAAATTGGGGAAAATGTACGGAGTCCATCGCTCCACCATTTCATACATAGTAAATAACAAAACTTATAAACATTTATTGGAGAATTGACATGGCTCGCGGATTCACCGTAAAAGCAAAACCCCCAACTACTCAACAAGAACAAGAATGGGATTATAATCTTGCCAGAGAGATGGTAAGAGGAAAAACAATTGTATTTTGCCTTCCTGGAAGAGGAGTTTCTTATACCTATCTAAAAAACTTTGTTCAACTCTGTTTCGATCTTGTACAGGCAGGTGCCAGTATTCAGATTTCTCAAGACTATTCTTCAATGGTGAACTTTGCCCGTTGTAAGTGTCTAGGGGCAAATGTTCTTCGTGGACCAGATCAAATTCCTTGGGATGGTAAATTAAATTATGATTGGCAATTGTGGATTGATAGTGACATCGTTTTTAATAGTGAGAAATTTTGGCAACTGGTTCTCATGGATAAAGAAATTGCCGCAGGTTGGTATGCAACAGAAGATGGTCACACAACCTCAGTGGCACATTGGTTAGAAGAAGATGATTTCCGAAATAATGGTGGTGTCATGAATCATGAAACTGTTGAAAGTATTTCGAAACGTCGCAAACCGTTTACTGTTGATTATACCGGATTCGGTTGGCTTCTGATTAAAAACGGAGTCTTTGAACATCCCGAAATCAAATATCCATGGTTTGCTCCGAAGATGCAAGTCTTCGAATCGGGTGAGGTTCAGGATATGTGTGGAGAGGATGTATCATTTTGTTTAGATGCAAAGGAAGCAGGGTTTGAAATCTGGTGCGATCCTCGTATCAGAGTTGGTCACGAAAAAACAAGAATCATTTGATGTCTAACAAATACTATAATATTCTCTGTAAGGGGAGAAAAATTTATTCAAAACTTACAGAAGAAGAATATTTCAATATCATGGAGGATCTGTCAATTGAATTTTATCAGACAGGTTCTCCACGACCTGAAGATTTAGAAACTGAAATTTTATCGGAGAATTACATATGGCAGTAAAAGCAAAAGGCGGTCTGAATAAGAATAGTTCTTATAATCCTGGGCCTCCTAAAAAATCTCGTCAAGGAGATGGGCATGGGACAAAATATGCCTCTTCTTCTCGTAACGGATCTCGTAAAAAATATAGAGGGCAGGGTAAAGGATGACAAAAGACCTTGAAGAATGGATTGATAAAATTAAAATATCCCATCCAGATCTAAAAGGTCATTCAATTTGCCCATTTGCAAGAGCAAATACTTATAAAATCATAAATTGTTCAATCAACGACATCAAACCTTTAGATGAAGAGTTTGGTGTCGTTATTTTTATTGTTGAGGATGACTTAAATCTCGATTATGGTCGGCAAAAAATTGATGAATTGAATTTTCTTTACCCTACTTATAAGTTTTTTGATGATTTTAGAGATGAACCTAGTTTTATTCACGGAGTTCAGACCAATAATGGAAAATATAACTTGATTTTGTATCAAAATGCCGATTTTTTGACTAAAATGCGGTATATTTTAGCAAAAACAAACTATTATGACCTATGGGATGATGACTATTTGAAGAAAATTTTAGAAAAAGACTATGAAAGTGTTCAAACGATTAGAAAAAATAGAAAATAAATAGATTTTTTGACGAAAACTGAATTGGAACGTTTTTCAATGGGTAAACACCTACTTTTAGAGGTGTATAATGTCGATTTTACGCTTTTAAATGACGCAGAATCTCTCCGAGAAGTGATGGAGAGGGGCATCAAACGTGCTAAAATGACGATTTTGAATACGTTCACTCATTGTTTTATTCCTCAAGGATGTACAATCGTCATTGCATTGTCAGAAAGTCATGTTTCTTGTCATACTTGGCCTGAAAATGGATGTTTAGCAGTAGATGTCTATACATGTGGTGAGGGAAATCCTCGATTGATTGCTTTAGAAATATTAAAATACCTCAATTCGTATTCTTATTCTTTGCGTGAAGTAGAACGTTAAATAGAAACAAGGAGATAGCAACCTCCTTTATAAAAGTTCTGTTTTATTAACTAAAACAGGAGCTAAAATGACTAATAAAAATGTAAAAGAAATGTGGGAAACTGCAAAATTTCTTATAGATGATGAATCAAAATCAGAAAAAAGAATCATTCAAGAAATTATGAATGATTCTGCACCAAAACATGATCTAAAAAAACAAACTGAACTTCACGAAAAAATACGTAACGATGAAGATTATGATGATTGGAGTTATGGTACGGAACCAACATATGGTTCTTCTTGGAAATAAAATATAAATAAATCAAGAAACTTTTGTTCAATGGCAATACAAAGGATATCTAGGTCATTTAAAGATATTAGTTTATCCTTTGAACCTCATCCGTTCACAAAGGATTTACCAATATTGAAAAATGAAAACGCAGTCAAAAGATCTGTTAGAAATATTATAGAAACAATTCCTACTGAAAAATTTTTTAATCCAGATTTTGGATCTGATGTTCGCAGTAGTCTTTTTGAATTTGTTGATTATGGTACTGCCTCAATCATTGAAAGGCAAATTGAACTCGCATTAGATAATTTTGAACCAAGAATTGGTAATGTGAATATTGAAGTAAATCCTAGACCAGATACAAACGAGTTTGAAGTAACAATATTTTTTGATATTATTGGACAGGAATTCCCGACTCAAGAATTTACATTTATCCTAGAGGCAACAAGATAAAATGCCTTTTACACAGTTTACAAATTTAGACTTTGATCAGATTAAGACCTCAATCAAAGATTATCTTCGTGCAAATTCTAATTTTACGGATTTTGACTTTGAGGGGTCAAATTTTTCTGTGCTGATTGATACTTTAGCATATAATACATATATCACAGCATTTAACTCTAACATGGTTGTTAATGAGTCTTTCTTAGACTCTGCAACATTAAGGGAAAATGTTGTTTCGTTGGCAAGAAATATTGGATATGTACCTCGCTCCAGAACCGCCTCAAAGGCAGTTGTATCTTTTACCATACCAACGACTACAACAAGTCCGACGTTAACGCTACAGGCAGGACTAGTGTGTACCGGGAGTGCTTCTGATACGACTTACACTTTTTCAATTCCAGAAACAATTACAACAACAGTAACGAACAATATAGCATCATTTTCCGACATTAACATTTATCAAGGAACCTTTCTTCGTAATCAATTTGTAGTTGATGGATCGTTGGATCAAAGATTTATTTTGGATAATTCTTTTATTGATACCTCTACAATTGTTGTTTATGTTAAGGGAATTTCCGATATTGGATTGGGTAGAGAATATAAACTTGTTGATAATATTTTAAATATTCAAAGTTCATCAGAAGTATATCTGATTCAAGAAATCAAAGATGAAAAATATGAACTTTTATTTGGTGATGGTATTTTTGGTAAAAAATTAGAAAATGGAACGATTATTACGGTATCTTACATTATTACCGATGGCAAAGCTGGTAATGGTGCATCATTATTTTCATTTTCGGGATCATTAAGAGGTTCTTCTGATGAAATTGTAACTCCAGCATCAACAGTTTCTGTTGTTACTAAAGCATCATCATCTAATGGCGGTGACATTGAAGGTATTGATTCTATTAAATACTTTGCTCCTCGCCTCTATTCGGCACAATATAGGGCAGTAACTGGTAGGGATTATGAATCTATCATTCAACAAATTTATCCAAATACAGAATCAGTTTCTGTCGTTGGGGGAGAAGAATTAGATCCACCTCAATTTGGAACTGTTTTAATTAGTATCAAACCAAAAAATGGTGATTATGTTTCTGATTTTGATAAGCAGCAAATATTGAACAAACTTAAAAATTATTCTTTGACTGGTATCAATCAATCAATCGTAGATCTTAAAATTCTTTATGTGGAAATAGATTCTGCAATCTATTATGATTCACCTAAGGTTTCTAATGCTAATGATTTGAAGACAAGGGTAACCAATGCTCTTACAAATTATGCATCATCAATAGATGTTAATAAGTTTGGTGGTAGATTTAAGTACAGTAAATTGGTAAGAATTATTGATGATGTTGATACTGCTATTACCTCTAATATTACTAGGGTGATTATTAGGAGAAATTTAAAAGCAGCAGTAAATACATTTGCACAATATGAACTTTGTTTTGGAAATCAATTCCACGTTAATCCAAAAGGATTTAATATTAAGAGCAGTGGGTTTAAAATTTCAGGAGAATCGGATACTGTATACTTGACGGATGTTCCCAAAAAAGATGCAAATGGGAATTTGGATAATAGTGGTATGGGGGTTATTTCAATCGTCAAACCCAATCCCAACGGTATTGATAATGTTGTGGTTATAAAATCTGCAGGAACAGTTAATTATAAGACTGGGGAATTACTTTTAACTACAATTAATATAACTGCCACAGATTTGGCAAATAATATTGTCCAGGTTCAGGCATACCCAGAATCTAATGATGTTATTGGACTTAAAGATTTATATTTAAGTTTTAGTGTTGCTGATAGTACCATAAATATGGTTAAAGATACAATTTCCTCCGGAGAACAAATATCTGGTATTGGATTTAAGGTAACATCAAATTATCTAAACGGAGAACTAAAGAGGATATAAGATGATCGCAACAGGATTTGAAACCAGAGTACAGGTACAACAGATTGTTGAAAATCAACTTCCCGAATATATTTTATCGGAAAGTCCAAAAGCAGCAGAATTTTTAAAGCAATATTATATTTCGCAAGAATTTTCCGGCGGAACAATTGATATTGTTGATAATCTAGACCAATATCTGAAGTTAGATAATTTAACACCAGAAGTAATTGGTGGTCAGACTTCTTTATCTACTAGTATTACTGCTACTAGTTCTACTGTAAAAGTAACAAGCACTAAGGGATTCCCAAACCAGTATGGTCTCTTTAAGATTGATAATGAAATTATTACATATACTGGAATAACAACTAATACTTTTACCGGATGTGTTCGTGGATTTAGTGGGATCACATCTTATCATTCGGATAACTCTCCCGGAGAACTTGTATTCTCAACATCCTCTGCAGCATCTCATACCTCAGGTAAACCTGTTTATAATTTAAGTTCTTTATTCTTAAAAGAATTTTA